ATATTTAAACTATGGAACTTATGTTAAGAGTTTTTACACAGTAATGATAAATCCCTCATCGGTTAGAGTAGCCGAAATGGGAAGTAAGTTTAAAAGAATACATCATAGAGTAGAGGGAAACTATACTTATCCTATGATAATAAGGGAATCAATTAAAAACAATGGAAAATAAGAAATCAAAAAACAGTGGCAAGAACAAAGGTTGGGATAACCTAACACCTTTTAAGTCTGGAGAAAGTGGTAATCCTAACGGAAGACCTAAGGGACAAAAGAATTATGCCACTTTATATAGAGAAGCATTAATTAAGTTAGCCAAATCAAACCATAAAACTCCAGACGAATTAGAGCTAGAAATATTAAGTAAAGGAATCTTAAACGCCCGTGCGGGTGATTATAGATTTTACAAAGACTTATTAGATAGATTACACGGTACAGCAATATCAAGAGCAGAGCTTACTGGAAAGGACGGAAAGGATTTAATGCCAGACCAAAAGAAATTAATAGCAGATTCAATAGAAGATTATCTAAATGGACATAAAGGAAATACTAAATAGAAATAATCCTGAGGAGTTAAGAGAACTATTCGGATTTACAATAGAAGATTCAGACGAGAAAATCTTGCTTAAGTTTAACTTGTGGGCAAGGTTTTTTAATATACAATACTTTACATCAAAAGATGCACCATTTCACGAGAAGATAGACGGATATAATTTGAAAGCATATAAGGGTGAGATAGCATCATTTACAGATATTGCTTTTAGAGGTGCAAGTAAAACATCAAGGACAAAACTATTCATTGCTTTTTGTATTGCTAACGATAGAGAACATTTTAGAAAGTATATTAAAGTGTTATCAGCAGACTTAGATAATTCAAAGCAGATTGTAACTGATGTGTATAATATGTTTATCAATCCTAGAGTAATTGAGGTTTATCCTGAGATATTCGTTAGAGATAATATTAAAAGAGAGGAACGAATGAGCAGTTTTACTACATCAACAGGAGTAAAGTTGCTTGCAGGTTCAATTGGAACAGACCAAAGAGGTGCATTACAAGAAGAATCAAGACCAGATTTGATATTGTTTGAAGATATAGAAACACGAAAGACTTTGCGTTCAGCCAAAACAACTCGGGCTATTTGGGATAATATGGAAGAAGCAAGAACATCTTTATCAAAAAATGGTGCTTGTATCTATAATGCTAACTATATTTCAGAAATGGGAAACATACATAAACTTGTGTTGGGTAGGAATGATAAGAATATAGTGTTAATCGTCCCTATCATAGACGATAAGGGGGTTATTGCTTGGGATAGGTATAATTTATCAGAGATAGAAGAAATGAAGCAGAGAGACGATGATTTTGAGGGAGAAAGACTTTGTAAGCCGTCAGCAAGTAGAGATGTATTTTTTGACAGAGAGTCCTTAGATAAAATGAAAGTAACAATCCCGATTAAAGAGGTTGCTGGATTTAAACTATTCAAGAACTTTGACCCTAGCCATAGATACGCAGGAGGACACGATGTTGCAGGTGGTGTTGGATTAGATAGTTCAACATCAGTCTTTATAGACTTTGACCAAATACCTTGCCAAGTTGTAGGAACATTCCATTCAAACTTAATTAGACCTGATAACTTTGGGGACGAAATAGAAAGAGAGGCTAACATTTTTGGAGGTTGTTTAGTATGTCCTGAAAGGAATAATCACGGACACGCAACAATAGCAAGGTTAAGACAGTTGAATGCTAATGTATGGATTGAAAAGCCGTCGGACATAAAAGTTAATCAAGCAATGGGAACAAATTACGGTTGGAATACTAATGCAGCAACAAAGCCTAAAGCATTGTTTGCTCTTTCAAAGGCTATTTCAGACGGATTATTAGAATTAAATGACGAAGACCTTATTAATGAATGCAAGAGTTACACAAGAAATGATTTAATGGATAAAGAACAAGACCCTAGACTAACTACAAGACACTTTGACTTACTAATTGCGTGTGCAATTGCTTGGCAAATGAAAGATTTTGCTAAGATAATTGAAAAAGAGGAAGATTATTTCATAGAGGACGAACCTTTACGCTCAAGTATTGGAATATAATTGACAAAAACACCTCAAATGCTAAAATAAAAGTAAAGCAATGGCAAAAAAAGTTGTAAAGGAGTTCAAAGAGATAGAAAATAATGATTATGATGTTAATGTGACTAGAGTAGGTGTGTTATCAATAGAGATTTACGATGAAAATGCTAAAAAAGTAAGAACATTTGATAAAAATGATTCAGATTCCAACGAGGGATTCATTATTAAAGCAAAAAAGTTCGCAAGAGGAGGAAGATTAAGAATAAAATATAATTATAAAGAAATAATATGAAAAAAACTAATAAAAAAACAATAAAGCAAGTAGAAAGAGAGGTTCAGATTAAAAATGATGTGCTAGAGGATGTAAACGAGACTCCAGAGGTAGTTGAAGAGCCAGTAGTAGAGATTAAGCCAACAAGAGAGATTCAAGCCATAGAGGTAATGACAGACGCAGGAATAATCATTAAAAGATTTACATCAGTAGACGGTGATAATTTTGTACAAGACGCAAAAGCATTTGCAGTAGCAAATAACTATAAGATAGGAATCAAATAGCATGAAACAAACTCAAATAGACGAAATTACAACTCAGTGTTTGAATGAAATTGCCTTTGACAGAAGTTATAAGCAAAAAAAGATTGCAGGTTGGAAACTTAACGAGGATTTATACTACAATAAAAAAGTAGCATTAACAGAATCTCGTTCAAATGTTAATTTAGCAAGAGGGCAAGAGTTCGTTCATACATTACTTTCAAAGATTAAAAACCCATCTCGTTTTGTTTTTGGAAAGAAAAAGGAAAGTCAATTACAAAGAGTTGAAAGACTTAACATATTGAGCAAGCAAGATGCAGTAAACGACCATTGGGCCATAAAAGATATAGAGGCAAAAAAACAAGTAATAATTTACGGAAGAGCAATATCTTTTTATTATGCAGATTCAAAGAATGGTAATTACAAACCACATTTAGAGAATTGTGATGTTTATGATTTTCTTATTGACCCATCAGCAGGTGGAATAGATATTGAAAAAGCTTGGCATTTAGGCAGATATGGAGTTGTTTATTCAAGGAGACAGCTTGAGTTGTTTAAAAAAGACAAAGCATATATAAAGACAGGGATTAATAATTTATTATCAGGAACTGGAAACAATACCGATAAGGGTGCTGAAGACTTGAATAAGGATAATAGAGCCTCAAACCAAGATACTGGACAAGATAAGGAACTACAGAATCCTGATAAGTTTAAGTTCTGGGAATGGTTTACTACTTACGACGGAGAAAGATATTATGTACTTTTAAATGAAAAAGGAGGTTCAGCCATTAGAATTGAAAAGCTAACAGATATGTTTAGTGCTACAGAAGATTACGAATTGGGAATGTGGCCTTGTTTTTCTTGGGCAGCTTATCCTGATTTAACAGAGTTTTGGAGTCCATCACCTTTGGATTATGTAAGAGATATTTTACAAGCACAAGATGTATCAATTAATCAGATGCTTGATAATGCAGAAGCAGTTAATAAGCCTCAGAAAGCAGTCCAGATTGATAATATAAAGAATATAGCAGAATTGAAGTATAGAAGAGACGGAATCATTAGAGTAAAAAATAATGTTAACATTGATTCAGCGATTAAAATGTTACAAGTTCCGTCTATTAATACGCCAATTCAAGTTTTTGAAGTATTGGAATCATTATTACAAAAATCATCAGGAGTTACAGACGGTGATAAAGGAGTTGCCAACGAGAATGGAAGACTTGGTATTTATGAGGGTAATCAAGAAAACTCAGCAGATAGATACGGATTAATTTATGACAGTTATACAATGAGCCTTGAAAGATTTGCACTCTTATATCAAATTGGAGTAAGGGACCACCTTACAAAGAAAAAGGCTATTGAAAGAATTGGACCGAATGGAGTTGAAACTGAAATGATTAGTAAGAGAGATATATTCAAGAAAGGCGACGAGTTTACAGTGTTAATTGAGGCTACAAATGCTGATAAGATATTATCTAACTCAGAACAAAAAGCAAAGTTTATGTTTTTAAGGGAGGAATCACAGAATCCAGTTGCTAATCCAAAGAAGATGTTTGAATTAAAAGCAAAGATTGCAGGATTCAAAGACGAAGACATAAAAGAAATGCTTGACACTCAAGAGTATGGTAACGCATCACTTATGGCAGAATGTGCTAGAGATATAGAGTCATTACTTAATAACGATAAGATTAAAGTAAATGGTAATGCAAACAATGCTTACAAGCAAAAAATGCTTAATTGGGTAAGGGACCACGAGGAAGATATGGACTCAAAGACATTCATTAGAATAATGGACTATATTAAATCCTTAGATTCTGTTATAATAAGGAATGAAACAAGAGCAATTAATCAATTTGAAATAGATAAGTTAGGTAGTTCAATGCTCGGTGGGGCTATGGGCGAACCATTAAATAATAATTCACTAATAAAACAAAACAATGGACAAATTAAGTTATAAAGTAATCAAGAAATCAAAAAATGTTTATGATACTTTGATAAAAGTTTCAGGACAGACAAGAGAAATAACATTAAGAGAAATGTTGTCAGAGAAAAAGCAATGCGAAAAGGTTATTCAAGAACTTGAATCAAATATCAAGATTAAAGAAGCCGTAAAGAGCAATGTTTCAAGAACTAATCCGATAGTGTTAACATTAGAGGAAAAAGACTTAATAGCTTGTTATCTTTACCAAGAAGCAAACTCATTTTGTAATGAGGCAAAAAAGGCTTTGGATAATATAAAAGAACAGTTGAAAATATTAAACCAAGACTTTTTAGATGCTTTGGAGCAGACAGGTTTAAAATTAGAAGAAAATGGAAAACCTAGATAAAGAAGAAATAAGAAAAGATATAAAGGAGTATTCAAAAATAGAATCTGTTAAAGAATCAGAGGGTGGTAAGATGCTTTTGAAGAAATTAAGAGCAGACATTATATCTTGTATTGAGGTAATAGATTCATCTTATAAGGAGTTAACACACATTGAATTAATATCTCATTGTGCTGAATTGCACGAGAAGTTTGAAATGTATAAAGTGTTTATGAATGCTACGCCAAATAAAAAAATGGCTTCGGAACGTTTGGAAGAGATATTAAAAAACTTTCCAGATGATGTGGAAAACATTTGACAATTAATTCAGATAGGATAAAATATAATTAAGGAGGGTGCTACTACCTTAAAGTAGTTTTGCAGATAAGCAAGTCTGTGCCGAAAGGCGAATAATCTCTCATTGTGCCTCAATGTAAAAAAAGGTTACATTCTATGTTAGAAGAAACAAAGAACGCTCAAGTTGACGAGCCAAAAGTTAACAAGGAGACTGATACTCCTGAAGCAACAAAAGTTGAAACAGAAGTAAAAGTTGAAAAGACAGTTGAGGAAGTTCTAGGAACAAGCAAGCCAGAACCAAAAATGGTTCCAGAAGCAGTACTTATTCAAACCAAAAAAGAGAATAAGGAACTTGCTAGGAAGCTTAAAGAACTTGAAGAAAATAAAGCCAGTGGAGATATAACTAAACAAGAGTTTTCATCTACATTGGATACATTGGCAGAAAAATATAATGTAGATAAGTCTTTCCTAAAAGAATTATCAACAGTAATTAGGGCCGATGCGAAAGAAGAAATTGGAGACGAAGTTAATTCAAAATTGAAACCTTTACAAGAACAAGAGAAAGCCAAAGAAACTGACAAATTATTCAAAGAAACTTATGATAAGATACTTGAAGAGAATCCTGAATATAAAGGGATAGTAAATCAAGATGTTATCAAAAGACTTGCCTTAGACCCTGCAAATAAGCATAAGACATTCGGTAAAATTATTGACGAAGCTTATGGACACTTAATTCCGGGGAAAAAAACTATGGAAACAACAACTCCAAGAGGAGGAAAAGATGTTGAAGTAGATATTGACAAGGCTAAAAGAGATGTTGAATACTTTAAAGAGATAATGGCAGACCCTGAACTTAAAAAGAAGTACAACGAACAATTAATTTCACGAAACAATTTCTAGTAATAATTAGAAATTAAAAAAGAAATTAAAAAGTATGGCATTAACAGATTTTAAACCTCACTTTGATAATTCATATCAAGAGGTTTTTCAAAAAGTATTAGTAGGAAAAGAGATTTGTAACACAAGATTTGAAAAGCAATTGACTTTCGGAGAATCAGTAGAAAGAGTTGCTTACAATATTGATGGAGTACAAGTAAGAGATGTTGTAAGAGGCAACCCTTCAACTATTGACTCTTTATCTGACACAGCTGAAACATTATTAATTAATCTAGAAAAGGAGGCAGTATTTCACATCTCTGATGGTGAAGTAAAACAAGCTGGACCATTAAATCCAGGTGAAGTAATTGGAGGAAAAGTTGCTATTAAAGTAGCTGCTGACTTAGATGCAAGAATCTTCGCAGAAGTTTTGAACGCATATCAAACTTTTGATAACGGAGATTTAACAACATTAGTATCAGACACAACTCCTATTACATTATCAGCCACAACTGTTCCACAGATGGTAACAAGAATGCCAGCTAAGCTAAGAAAAGGAGCTAATCAAACAATTACTCCTACTAATATGGCTTTAGTTGTAGATTCTTATGCCGCTTCTGATATTGAACAATACCTACTTGGTAAACAATTCTCAGTAGTAGAGGCAGTATTCAAGAATGGATATGCTGGATTAATCAGCTCTGCTCAAGTATATGTATCAGAAAACTTAACTGGTGAAGCAGTTTTAACA